CTTACCCTGCAGATGAGAAAGTAAATCAGCAATAAAACCTCTCGCAACACCATATCCCCTTTCACCTTGCGTAAGAACAAGCTCTTCAAGGTGAGTTAAATGGGTATTTGCTTTAGCCTCCGTTAAAAGACCGTGGGTTACAAAATATTTTTTAAAGCTAATCATTGTTCTATTTAATTATATCAGTGTTCCTTATGCCTTTTATTTTATTGATAGGTTATAACCTGTTCTACCCCCGCTATCGGCACTAATAACAATCTTATCTCTATTGCTTAATATATTATCTAAAATACTATTAGCATTAGTAACATAATCATCACTAAAAGGTCCCCATGTAACTATTAAACCACTACCCTTATTAAAAAGAGTGTAATAATTGAACTTTTGTTTTAATTCATCAAAATATTCTGCAATTTGAAAAGTCATCGCAATACCTAGCGCTAGATCTACCCTATCCATACTACCACCTTGATCTAATCCCTTTCTTATAATTGACGTTGCAATATCTTCACCTTTTGATGAAAAAAGTGATAATCCCTTTATTAGATCATTGTCATCTGCAGAACCAAAAAAGGCTTTACCACGCTTACTTGCACCTGCTTTATTGCTTGCTACCTGTTTACCAATAGCATCTAATGTTTTAAAAGCGTCAGGATTTAGTTGTTCAACTAACTTAGCTCGGTCTTGCGCACTAACGAGAAAGGCAGCTACTTTTTCTATTTCAGATGCATCCTCTATATCACTAATAGAACTTGCAGCTTTAATTACCGACTCTAAATTCTTAGTTGGTTGTTTTCCTTGTATAATCTCATTTGCTTTTTGCAAAATAGCTGCTATAGCTGCTTTAGCAGAATTAACTTCATTAGCATCAAGTCTCTTTACATTATGACCTTGCTGTATAAACTCTTCAAACCTTTTAACTAGTGCTGCCACTCTAGATTTCCCTGGTCGACCCTGTGATGCTTTTAACTCTACTTCATCTCCATCTGGTAAGACTATATCACCCTTATCTGGATTCTTACCTTCTGTAAATAACGAAATCAATACTTCTCCTGGCCCTACACCTACAGCACCCTCAGCAAATGCAAGTTGTCCTATTTGTTTTAATACATCTTCCCCTACAAGTAGGGGGTAATCAGAACTTAATTTTTTATTTAAATAGCTGTATATATCATCAACAGCACCTTTATTGAGAACTTCTCTTAAAATATTTAAATTTTTCTTCCGTTTAGTAAGAGCTTGAATTTGTTCATAAAATTCCTTTCTTACTTGATTGTTTGTAAGTTGTATACCAGTCTTGTAAATTGAGTTAAGCTTAGGGTTAAGAAGTGATTGAGCATCATCTGTATCCCACCCAGCCTCGGTTATCCAGTCAGATAAAGGTGATGTATTATCTTCTATGTCAGATAGCATGAACATTTTCCTTGCACGTTCATTATCCATTTCTACAGTCTTTACATTACCATCATCAAACTCAATACTAACTTTTGCCTCATTAAATTGCTTATTAACTACTTGCTCATATAAATTAGTCATTCGAATCTTTTTCGAATTATCCTTTTTATTATATAAATTTAAATAAGCGTCTGTAATTTTGCTATCCATAACTGTATTGTATTAGAGTTCCTTATACCTGAATATCATCAAGTGCAGCTTTAGTTGAATCAACACCAAGCTCAAGGAAGTTTTCAATTTGACCAGCAATGTCCTTAGCATCCATAGTTTCAAACGCCCCTTGAAGCTCTTTAGCTACGCGACCCTCACTATCATCCGGTACGTGTAAGAAAGCTTTAAGCAAAAGACCAACAAGATACTTCTCACCTTCAGGAGTCATTTCTGCAGGATCTTGAATAGGTGGCTGTTCAGCCATATCTGTTGCATCCATCTCAAGCTCATCAGCTTCAGTGAGACCGTACTTTTTAAATAGTTCTAATGTCTTATTCATTTTATTTGATCTGTTAATTTTCTCATGCTTTGTACCAACTTATTACTTAATTCAGCTTTAGCCTTTTTAACCTCCTCATTATCATTAGTAGCTATTTGCGCGACATCTACCTCAACTTCATTATTTTCCACCCCTACATTATCAATACTGACCTTATACTCATTACCCTCTATATCCGTAAAAAAGAAAACGTTAGTAAATTGTTTATTTTTAATTTTAACTTCTTCTGATGAAGCTACTAAAGCTCTTAATACAGTTAACTTAGCCTTAGTATTTCTATCTACAGAATCATCAGGCGTATTATCTTCTACTAAGTTGAGAAACTTACTTTGCATGTGTATATTTATGGCAAAAGAGAGAATTTAACACGCGCATTTTCGGTAAATTCTCTTTCTACCTTAGTCAAACCAGTAGTTTTAAGGAACTTTTTGAACTTCTTGAAGCATACCGCGCTAGAATCCTCTCTCTTAACTACCTTATACTTTAACTCCCTTAAAAATGTATCAAACGGTATTGTATCGTATACAATCGTTGTTGGTAATGCATTAAATATACGCTTAACAAGCATATTCTCTACAGGATACTTAATATACTCACGATAATAAAAAATCTTCTTAGTATCTGACTCCTGGCATACATCAATAATTTGCTTCAGCATGCAATGTGTGCCTATTCTGTTCTTATCTCTTTTGCTAATATTACCTAATTCATTTTCTGCAATATAATAATTGTAATCTTTGCAAGATTGAATGAGAGCTGGCTCTAAATCTATATACTCAACATTTTGAACATCATCAAAGTAACTGGTTTTCGTATTAGTTAAAGAGGTAGTAGACATATCAAATATTTATACAGATGTTCCTTATAAATTAGGTATTGGTTGAGATAATTTAACTTTTCCTAAGCGAATGTTTATAATGCCGTTGTAGTAGTCATCTCTAAGCAGTACCTTCTCTTTAAATTGTAGCAGAGTTTCTAAATATGCAAGCTCACTTTTTGATTCACACCAAAATAATATTTCAAATTTAAAGTTTTCTTTTCCTAAACCTATAATATCTTCGTTAAGCTCTTTCGATGAAGAGGTATAACTCTTCCAATCAGTTTCAATCTCTGATATACGTCTATTCTTCTTACCCTTAAGGGGTGGTCTCTTCTTTAACGTAAGACATTGTTTTTTACCAATGTACTTTCTATTATTAATGAGGTTGGTTATCTTATAGACAAAACCATATGGAAGTGTTTCCTCTGTTAGAAGTCCTTCCCAATGTCCTAAATCAGCCATTATTAATCTCGTAACAATCGCAATGCTCGCAATCTGGTCCACATGTACACTCACTCACAGGCATCCCACAACAAGCATCTGGACACATCTTTTCTTCTGCATCCTCACCCTTTAAGAAGACTCCATTGATACCTCTCTTTTTATTATCCTTTTCTTTTTTACCTACAGTACCTCTCCTTGTCTCAACCTTACCAAGAGGTTTAGCTATTCGTATATCATCAGGAGCGTAAAAATCTCCCTGCTTATCATCTCCAGTTACATTAGTAGAGCCAACACCAGCAGATGCTGTTGTCATCTCAGCCATAAGCTTTTTAAAATAATCTGCAAAGGTTATAGTTGATTTTGCCATACTAGTATTTATACTCAAATTGTGAAGAAGCTATTAAAATATATGGATGAGGTTGCTAAGGATCTTGTACTTGATGACTTTAACATAAAGGAAGTAACTCTAAGACTGCCTGCAAGGAAACATTATTGGGTAGCTCAACTTATTAAGACTAAGATTGCACGTAATCAAATATTTACAAAGAAACGTGAGCTGAAGAAAAACATTACAAGAGAAGTAATTGCTACTTCCCCTGTAAAACTTACCCAATCAGCAGCAGAGCAAGCAGCAGAAAGGCACGATACTCTTGCTGAGCTAAATAATAAGATAAGAGAGTTTGATGTTATTATTGAATATTTAGAGAAGGTAGAGAAGGTAATGTCACAGATGGGATTTGATGTAAAGAATGCAGTTGATATTATGAAGATGGAGCAAATGTAATGATATTGTTTGATTATAAAAAAGCAACCGGTAAGACGCCATGTAAGCTAATAGTTAAGTGTACTGATAAAGAACTATTTAATCAGATTCGTGAAAACTTTTCTGTAGAAAATACTGGTGCTAGATTTGCTAGAAGGTATTCACGATTTGCACCACAACGTAAGTATGTTATTACACCAACTGGTAACTGTGAGTTAGGACTATACTGGTCGATTAGACAGTATCTAATTAAGAGTCAGATAAAAACTGATATTGAAGTATCTCCTGCTCTTGCTAAGGCTATTAAAGTCGGTATAGATAAAGAAATGGTTAATGATTTTGAATTTACTCTTCGTGATTACCAGGAAGAGGTTATTAGAAAAGCTATAAAGCTAGGAACCGGTACATGTGTCCTAGGTACTGGTGCTGGTAAGACCTTTACCACAGCAGCTTTAATTGAGAACTTTTTTAGAGCAGCAGGTGATAGAGATACCTTTAAATGTCTCATGCTTGTACCAGATTTAGGACTTGTAACTCAAACATATAATGAGTTTTTAAATAGTGGAACTACATATAAACTTACTAAATGGACTGGTCAGACTAAACCCGACTTTACTGCTAATGTAATTATCGCTAACATCGGTATTATTCAAAGTAGATTTGAAGATAACGAATGGTTAAGACATATTGATCTACTTATTGTCGATGAGTGCCATAAGATATCAGCCGGTAATAAGATCTCAAAGATAGTTCAACAAATAAGGACTCCTAACAAGTTTGGCTTTACAGGTACACTACCGGAGGATGACCTTAACAAGTGGTCTATTATTGGAAAGTTAGGTCCAGTTATTTACGAGAAGTCTTCATACGAGTTAAGACTTGAAGATCATTTAGCAAATGTAGTTGTTAAGATACTTAATATTAGTTATAACCCCGCACCACACTTCTCTGGTCCGAATGGTTATAGGGATGAGCTTGAATACATTTATGAGAGTGCGAGAAGAAACTCGTTACTACAAAAACTAGTTGGTAAGTTAGATAACAACACCCTTATACTTGTTAACCATATTGCTCATGGAGAAGCTCTAGAAGAATACTTTAATAAGCTATCAAATAAGAAAGTTTACTTTATTAGAGGTTCTGTTGACGTGGAAGAAAGGGAGAAGATTAAAAAGATAATGGAACGAGAGACTAATGTTGTTTGTGTGGCCATTAGTGCAATCTTTTCGACTGGTGTTAACGTTAAGAACATTCATAATATTATATTTGCCGCGGGGGGTAAGTCATTTATTCGAACTGTGCAATCGATTGGTCGTGGACTTCGTAAGCATGATGCAAAAGACAAGTTGGTTATCTTTGATATATGTGATCAACTTAAGTATGGGCAAGCACATTGTGATAAGCGTAAAACTATCTACGTTAAGGAAAAAATCAAATATACGGATGTGCAACTTTAGTAGTTGATTTATCTTAATAAGTTGCTATAATTAGAGTATAACTATTATGTCTACTAAAGAGGAATATTATATAAAGCCGAAAGAGTTCAAAGCGAGCTTACAGAAATATTATGACTCGGATATCTTAACTGACGACCTAGCTGAAAATATTAAAAAGATTGCTTATGGGTTGTCATATAATGGTAGCTTCATTAACTACTCATATAAAGATGATATGATTGGAGATGCTCTTATTAAGATGTATTCGGCTCTAAAGCATAAGAAGTATAAGTTCGAGAATAATTCAAACCCATTTTCTTACTTTACTACTATTGCTTATCATGCATTTATTAATCGTATTAAGAAAGAAAAGAAGCATCATCAAGCTATTACAAGCTATAAGGAAAAGGTATATGAGGAATATATGGCAGATCCTAACAACACGCAAGGTACAGTGTATGTGAAGCCAATTGGTACCGAGCATGATTCCGACTATTAAAAAACCTAAGGTAGCGATCTTTTCAGATTTACACCTTGGGGTTCACTCTAATAGTTCTGACTGGCATAATTATGCAGTTGAATGGGCTCATTGGTTTAGAGATGAGTGCCGTGCTAAAGGTATTAAAGATTTAATTTTTGCTGGAGACTGGCATCATAATCGTTCAGAGATATCTGTTAATACGTTGCAGATATCTGCTGATATATTAGATATTCTCTCAGAGTTTAACTTAATTGCAATTACTGGTAATCATGATATCTACTATAAACATAGAACAGATGTTAATTCATTATCTATTTTTAAGAGTCGTAAGAATGTAACAGTACTTGAGAAGTACGAAATAGTAGAAGCATTTGATAAGAAGATATCTTTCTGTCCATGGAATACAGCTACAAAGGATATTGAAGAGAGTGACTTAATTGTTGGTCATTTTGAGATTGAGACCTTCAAGATGAATACTTATAAGACTTGTGAAGAAGGAGTTAAGGTAAAAGACCTTCTTAAGAAGTCAGAGTTAGTTATTTCAGGTCACTTTCATACTAGACATGAAAAGAAGTTTGGTGCAGGAACTATTTTATATGTAGGTAATCCATTCCAGATGGACTTTGGTGATGCTGGTAATCAGAAAGGTTATCATATTTTAGATCTCGATACAATGGAGTATGAGTTCTTTGCTAATAATATTTCACCCAACTATAATAAAATCAGTCTAAGTGAGTTAGTTGAGGCTGGTGAGATTACCTCCTTTATAAGATCCAGATTTACAAATAATATTGTTAAGGTTAAGATTGATATGAATATATCTCAAGAAGATATGGACATACTTCAACGCGTTCTCGCTAATCTTAAACCAGAAGTATTGACTTATGATTATGATATTAACTTCAATAGAATACTAGATAGCAAAGAAGATATTGAAGATCTATCAGGTGTTGATATCGAGCAGGCTATAGAAGAGTTTATTAATTCACTTGAACCTTCAAATAAAAAGTCTATAATAGATTATACCCTTGGGCTATACGAGAGTTGTAAAGTATGAAGCAAGTTAATTTTAAGAGAGTAGCTATCCAGCATTTTCTTTCTGTAGGTGAAGAGCCTGTGGAAGTAAAGTTTGATAGAGGTCTACATGTTATTACTGGTGAGAATAAAGATAAGCCCGATAGACGTAATGCTATTGGTAAGAGTACTGTTGCTGACTCTATTTATTTTGCTATCTTCGGTGATACTCTTCGAGAGCTTAAAAAAGACCTTATACCTAATAACATTACTGGTGGTAAGACTCACGTTGAATTAGACTTTGAAGTTGTTACACCAAGCAATACGCGTAATTTTAAAATTGTAAGACATCTTAATCCTTCGA